TTGTTAGCAGCAGCCTTCTTATCAGCGGCGATCTTTGCGGCAGCAGCATTCTTAGCATTTTTCTTATCAGCTGCTAACTTAGCAGCAGCAGCTTTAGCATCGGCTTTTGCTTTCTTCTCAGCAGCAAGGCGAGCAGCATTCTGTGAGTCAGTGAATCCACCACCGCCACCTGCGCCTTCAAGCAAACGCATTTCTTTGCCCATATTGGCAAGAATGCTGATATACGCACCTATCACCGGAATGGCTTGGATATAACCATCTAAAGGTATCTGAAAGGCTTTACCTGCTACAGGGATATCTTTAAGTTTTTGAATAAATACGCCAACGCCGCGAATAAGATCAGCAACATAAAGTGATGTTTTTTCTAATCCTTCGTTTAATTCATCAATGCTTGTGTCACCAGCAAGCAATTTCAAAGCATCTACTAAGCCTTTGCCAATAGTTTCTTTAGCATTATTGGCTGCTACTTGTAACTTGGCTAATTGTCCAGCGTAACTTTCAGCTGCGCTTAATGCTTGACCAGCAAAAAGTTTAGTTAATTTTTGTTGTATATCTTCAAATTCACCTGTTGCGAGTTCAGCCTTAGACAAACCCACGCCTAATCTACCAAGTGCGGCAGTTTGTCCTAGATACGCTTTCTGTATGCTTTGTGATACTTGGGTAACTGTCTTGCCTGTGCCTGCTGAAATGTCAAGAGCAAGATTTAATAATTCTTGAGATTTAGCGACATCTCCAGTAGAACGCAAAAGGCGATCCATAGCTGGGCGCAATTCGTCATCAAGCACACCAGTTTGCTTTTCAACGCTATCAATAAACTGACCAACCAAAACTGTATTGTTACCAAAATTTAAGCCAAGGTTCTTGATTGTTACGCTTAATGATCGAGCAGCATTTTCATCTTCAACAAATGCTTTAACAGAAGCTTTGCCAAAATTGACTACTGCTTTAGTACCAAAAGCTATACCAAAAGTACCTGCCAAATTTTTAATGGTTTTATTGAGTTTTGTTGCTGCTGTTTCAGCTTGTCTAAAACCTTTGGCATCAAAAGACGAACCAATAAGAATATCTGGAAACGCCATTAGGCTGCCCTTCTAAACGTTTGTTTTTGGTTTCTGGCATAAAACTCTGCTGTTGCTTTGTCTATTGCTTTGCGTGCTGCGCCTTCTGCCACGCCTTGATTTTCAGCCCAAGCGCGATAAATTAAACGACCGCGACCTTTAAGGCTGCTAGTAAGAGGATCAAGATTAGCAATAAATGTTGCGCCAGCACCGGGATTAACTGAACGGCTAACATTTTTAGCAGTTCCACTTGCTTTTTTACCTACCCAAGGTTGTCCATTTGGATTAGTTCGTCCAGCTATTTCATAAATAGCGCCAGCAGGAGATCTGTTAATAATGCGTGCCATCGAAGTAAAACCATTTTTGTTTCGTTTGCTAACTCCTGTTGTATAAACGATGTTTCTAGAAATAGTTTGATAATTGAAGAATGGGAAGCTCGATTCAGAAAATGATCGAGCCGCCCATCCACTCATAGGTGATTGAGCTGGTATAAAACTTTTAGCCTGTCGAACAACAGGTTTCAAAGCATTGCCTAACTCTTTTTTTAATTGTTTTTCAAGATCAGGAGTAAATCTGCGAAGAGCCTTGCGAAGATCAGCGTTTCCGCGTATTTCTACTTTGGCCATCCTTAATCTCCTTAGCTCGATCTTTCATAGCCTGTAATAAAGCCTTAAACATTCTCGAATCAAGTTCGAGTAAGTCGTTAGGCGCGATCTGCGTTTCCAGACTTAATCTCGCGATCAAGTAAGTGAATGAATCACGCCCTATAATTCCGGGTCATCATCGAGGACTTCCACCTTGGAAAGTGTCTCTAGAAACTCTGCCCCGAAAGGCTTGACAGTTTCACCACTACGGCGAACACACTCCCAAGCCAACCAGTAGACATCCGTTTGGCGCTCTAAAGTTCTGAACGCCAAATGGAAGCCCATCTTGGCATATACCTCGAATGCGTACTCAATCGATGGAGTTATCTGATGTTCAGATACAGACCCATCTGCCCTTGTGATCTTTAGCTTTGCCATTTGTTAGCCCTTTTCTTTAGTAGTTATTTACCAAGTACCAGTTGAAGCAACTGCTGTTTTGCTATTGCAGGTGAAGGTAAAATCAATCATACCTTCATCGCCCACTGCGCCGTTAATATCTGTGATCGAATCGACCAAGATTGTGCCTGTATAAAGTTTGTTAGTTGCAGAAATAGTCACTGGTGAGGTCGCATCTTGAACAGCAGAGAATGCAACAGTTGTGCCATAAGCAGTTTGTAGAGTTGCTAGTACGCTTGCTGCTGCTGTGTCATTTAGGAATGATACTGTGATGGTATCAGCGGATAGTCCAGTGACAAATTTATGAGCTGTATCGCCCATTGCAGTCACTTCGATTTGATCTGATACACGATTAAGTGTAAAAGCAGTTACGTGGTCTGAAAGATCGATTGTGGCAATCTTAAAACCAACTTTGTTATTTAGAAAAATTGCCATGATTATTCTTCTTCCTTCTTAGTAGTTACTGGCTTTGGTGCTGTGGTGATCTGACCAATCTTCTTCAAGAAGGCTAGATCCTCTGGTGTTAGGTCTGACATATTAACTCCAACTTGTTAGGATTGATACGGACATCTCGCAGCTGAGCAGATCACCTGATGCAGCATTGAGAACGCTTGGGGCAGACACACTGCCTACATTATAGGTCAAAGAACTAGCAGCAAGTAAATTAAACACTCGAACTACATTAGTTTCAATGCCGTTTAGGTTGCCTTCATTGTCAAATAAAGGCACTGTAATAATAATCTTAAAATTAGCCAGGGGGCTGACTGTGTTGCGCGCATTGTTGCTTGGCGCAAGGTAAGGATCATCTGGGCTCACAATTACTGAGTTAGCCAGGACTACGCTTGGCGGAAAGGCAAATGTCTGAAAAAGTGAGTTATCAACTAACGCTGTTGCTAGCGTGGTGCGTAGGGTCGTAATCGCGGCTGGCATTAGCCCACCATTGAGCGAGGGTCTAGCGCGTGCGCGATCAATCCTCTGACCTTAGCGAGCAGCTGGGCTGACATTCGATAAGGTGAGGGCTGGAAATCTACGGAGTTAGAACCAGTTAAAGTGCTGGTTCTTGCTTGCCAGATCTCTACAGCTATCATGAGAGCCGCATTCTGGACTGCTTCATCAAGAGTCCAGTCTGTGTAAGTCTCGCCTGTTACTGTGCCAAAAGGTTCAATAGGATGCTTAGGCTGTTCGACTGTGTGAGTCGTAGTTACTGAAATTGAATAGTTACCAACTGCTGTAATTGTTTTAGATCCTTGGTATTTAGTACCTGAATTGGCAATAGTTACAGTCTGTCCTACATAAAAAATTTCTGTTACTGGAATGTCAAAATATAAAGTTCCTTCGCCTACGATATTGCTATGCGCTACAGCGAACCACTTAGGAGCCCATAACATCGGAATAAGAACTGCATCTGAAGCATCTGCAACAGATTGCAAGGTGGCATCGCTATAAAGTGTGCCGACTCCTAGAGTTGATCTAAGTTCAGCTACTGTTGTGAGTGCCATTTCCAATTCCTTTCTAAAGACCAAGAGGGGGCAAGGGCTATGCCCCCTCTCAGCGACTTAGGGTATTACTTATGCAGCGTTGTTAAAACGGAATGCGCCAGCATTGATCTTCTGTGCTAATGCGCCATAGCCGTAATATCCAACTTCAACTTGGCCAGTACCAACTTTGTCAGCACGAAGTTGTAGGCGTGGGCTTTCAAACCATGTGAATGAATCACGATTTAGAACCATGATTGTTGCATCGCCTTCACCTGTTTGTGTGTAATCCACATACATATCAAGACCAAGCAATGTACCGCGAAGGCTTGCTGGGCCGACTGCACCCATAGCGTTCATTGGTGAAGCAGCCGCGAAAATTGGGCGCTTTGTTGTGTCGTTAAGTGCGATGATGTTTGCCCATTGGGTAGGTGATACAACTACGCCTGTTGCAAACTTGAAACTATTTGTGTAGATAGATGCAGCTGCACGAGAGATAAACGCTGAGAACTCATCGCCATCCCAAGGAAGTGTTACTGCTGTGCCATCAACTGTTGCAACTGCTGCAATTGTATCGAATGCATAAGCGTTAGTTGCTTTAGCGTAAGCATCAGCCATCAATGATTGAAGCTCTGCGAAGAACGCAGGAGATGTGCGGTCAAGGACTTCCACATCGAATAATTGCATTCCAGCAAATTTCTTGACAAGAACATCTAGATATTCAATTTCAACCTGAGTATCTGAGAATGCACCCTTTTCAGCTGCGACTGCAACTGTTGGCGCGGCCTTAACGCGTGGAATTTGGAATTTCATACCGGCATCTGGAAGTGTGCCAGTCGAAATTGCATCAATTGTTGCGCGTGTTGCTGTGCTCTTACCATTGATGATTTCTGTCAATTGGCGTGTTGGTACAAGACCTGCGACATCTGTTGTGTCTGTGTCTGATGCTGCGCGTAGGTATTGACGAGCATTCTCGTCACCAAGTTGTGCGCGGATAGAGTTTTCAAGATAAACCTCGTTAGATAAATTGATACGAGGCTTTGAGTAAACCATTGCTGTGATTGTAGGGCGAGCAGCTTCCACAGCCGCAGCTTCTACCGGTGTTGCTTCGACTGTTGTGTCTTCCACGACTGTCTCGCTTTCTGTTTGTGGGGTTTCTTCGACAGGGATTGTTTCCTCTGCCGCGATCTCTAATACTTGAGCAGACTTAAAGGCTGGCTCGGTTACTAGAGAAACTTCTTTTAATTTAGCCGCTGTTACGACCATGTGACCATTGCGTGATGGCTTTGATGCAATAATTTCTGCACCGATTGAAAGTCCGGAAACTAAACCTTCTTGCGCTTGGATAAGTGCATCGTTACCGCCTGTTGAACGCGATAACTTAAAAGTTGCATAAATACCTTCGGGGCGAACTTCGGCTGCAGTCATACGACCAACTGGCTTCTTCATATCGTGTTGTGATAACAACTTGATCTTTGAGATGTCTGTGACATCGATTGAACCAGCTTCGAATACTGCGCCACCTAGATTTGTGTGACCAACTTCGCCTGTTCCCATTGGCACAATAAGTCCTGAGATTTCGCGACGTTCTTCTGAGCATTCAATAGATGATGCTTCAATGTATAAAGTTTCCATTATTCGGTTTCACTTCCGTTAGGGGTCATGTCTTCCATTTCCATAGCTTGTTCTGTAGTGATAAGACCAAGAGATAACATTTTTTCAAGTACCAACAAACGATCCATTGGATTAGTTCGAAGGAATGTGTCATCGACAGCAAATTTGACATAATGACCAGAAGTAGAAATATCATCCATAGATAAACGATCTTCAATGGCACAGATGTAAGGCTGAATCATCCAGATAAACTGTCTGCGTTCATCTTGAACATTCGCATAAGTCATTGTGTTATTTTGGTCAGCTGATAAATAATAAGGTGGCACTCCGCATAGTCGCGCAATTTCAGTCGCGCTGTTTTGGATGGCTTCGTTATACATCATGTCTTTAGGTGAGAATGAAGTTGCGTTATATTCAAGAGTAGATGTCAAGTAAGCAGTAGAACGATTAAGACGTGCATTCTTCCAAGCAGCTAGTAATCCGCTAACTTCTTTAGGATCTAGGTCAGCACCATTATTCCGAATATATCCAGAAGGCATAGGAGTTTGGGCTGCGATCGAAGCTGATCTGTGAATGTCAATAGCACTCTGAATAGCGCGAGCAGAAGTGTTTAAAATACCTTCATCTTTTTGGAAAGTAATAAGAGAACCAACACCGGACATTGGCACAGCAATTCCATCAATATAATATTGAGTTACGATAGTTGATGGGAAGTCTGTATCAAATGTAACGCGAGTGTTAGCAATCCACTCAGCGCGAGCCATTCTTTGATCCTCAGAATAAACCTCTTTTATTTGCCAGAAGGCTGTGCCATACATGAGCAATGAATCAACAGTCCACAGGATAGTAACAAATCGTGGCTGGTTTAGTGATGGCTGTTCAACCCATCGAGGTGCGGCAATTTCTTCGCCTGTAGATTTTTTGTAATATTCAAGAGGAATTGCGGCGATCGTTCCCGCTATAAGGTCTCTACATCTTTTGATTGCTGGCACACTCATAGCTTCTTGGCGAAGCATCGATGAAACAGTGTAATAATTGTTATACGGTAAAAATTGATCACCTAAGATTTGAGGGGCATATTGCGCTTCGACAGACGGCTTAGTTGGCTTTGATTCTGCTCGCGAAAATATACCCATAGCCTAAATGATAGCACAACCTAGACAGATTACTAGCATATGTCAAGTTATGATTTGTGGGCGTGGTGCTGGCAGCATTAACTTGCTTACTGCCATTGCGACTCCAATGATGGCTGAAATGTCACCAGCTGACTTGCGTTTGATGATCCGCCATGCTGAGTCATTTACCTTGGCAGCACAGTTGTTAAATTGCTGGATAAGCTCTGCTTGCCCATTATGCACAACCTTATGAGTTACCAATCCAGTTAGAAGATCGCCACAGGCCTGATAAAACTGCTGGCCGCTTACATCTTCAGTCATTACTCCTGCTTGCTTCAATCGGTCTGCAATCGACTGTGTGGCGTATTTGTCATAGCAGACTAAACGCGGCCGATAGATATCAGCCCAAGCTTTGATGGCCACAGCGATCTTTAGATCATCAACTGCGACCTGAGAACTCCAAGTCTCCATAATTCCAATACCGATCCTGCCATCGGGAAGCAACTGGCCAGCAATGAGTGAAGCATTGCGCCTTGACGGGCTAACATCAAAAGCAAAGACGGTATAAGCCCCAACTGCGATCTCTAGCGTGTTATCGCTGGTTTCTTCCAAGACTCCATGAGGCCAAGGAGACTGAAGGCTATCGATCCACTGACAAAGAGTTTCAGTGCGAGTAGTTTCAATAGGTGCTGTGGCAATAGCTTCTTCAATCGATTCTTTTGTCACTGTGTAGCCAAGTGCGGGATTACTTGGCACTACCGCACTACGCCAAAAAGCATCTGATGAGATATCAATCTTACAATACTGTGGCGCGCTGTATTCGTAGTAACCAAAGGTCTCAGGTGGGTAATCCTTGGCTCTTTCAACCAATCCGTTAAGAACTGTGCTGAAGGCATCCCCGGCATTTGATGTTAAGAAGGTTTGAGCGTTGGCTCTAGCTCTTGTTGTTGGGATTGCTGCTTTGTAGCCATCTTCAGAGATTTCGCGCACTTCATCGATCCATAAGAAGTCAGCTGTGCGACCACGAGCTGAATCTCGGGTATCTGATACCAGATCAAGCGTTGCCCCGTTAAGCAGCTCGATGCGCTCGCCACCATTGGCATATCTGACTGCCTTGGTCATGGCTTTGAGTTCTGGAGTCGATTCGATAATCCAAGCGATCTCTCGAAAGGTCATTAAGGCCGTTGCTCGGTTTGAGGACATGATTATGTGCTTTTTCTCATCACCATAGAACATGCCCCAGATAACTCGGACTCTGCCAAGGTGAGACTTGCCATTTTGTCTCGAAATAAGCAATAGCGCAGTCTTTACTCGGTACTGATCTTTTTTATCAACCATCATCATCTGCTTGAGGATAAATTCTTGATAAGGCATGAGCTTATCCATCTTTAGACGTTCAACCATCTCAATAACTTCACCAGCTCTAGTTTTACCTTTTAGCAGTGGCGTGTGAACCCTTGGTTCAGTTGCGCCCCGCAAGGATTTGGCTGTCTTGGGTTTATTTGTCATTGATTCGGATTGGGTTTGATCTTAAAAGGACTGTCTGGCATCGGCTCGGACTGCATCGGGTATATACAGGCTGTAAAGACATTGGGGGTAGCCGTTTGAGCTAAAAAAACCCCATCATTCTTAGAACCCTTGCGTAGGTTGCATGATTTACAGAGCACCCGTAAGTTTTCGAGGTCATGTGTGCCCCCAGATTTACGACTGATTATGTGATCGATGTGCATCTCGCCTTCATCTGTGCCACAGATAGCGCACGATCTACCATCACGATTGAACACACGTTCACGCTGCCCTCTATAGCGCCTTGTGTTCAGCTTATCTAATGCCATCCCTTAGCCTTCCAATGATCTAACGCCGCGCAGAAGTCAGGCTCATCATACTCTGTTACACCATAGCGATGAGCAACATACCTACTTGCCCAGTCATACTGCTGTGCTGGGCTAGCAGTAGCCAACCACTTAGATCTACCTTGAAGGAATCCATGATGACTACCATTGACAGCATCGAAGTTCCAGTTGCTTTCTTTAATAGCAAGAGTATCTAAGCATTGATACGTGTTACGTGTTAGTTGGCTTTTAATAGCTTCTTTAATGCTTAAAGGTTTAATATCTTTTGCTACTGCTTGTGTAGGGCTTGGTTCATTTATGAATAGAACTCCCCCGATAGCTAACATCGCGGTCGCGAGCAACCGCGCACACGCGCTCGCTAGCGATTTATAGCGTACCACCGTTGTCAAATCCATTTGTGTTTTACGCATGATCTTGGGCGTGTCTAATCCTGCATACAATCATGGCGTTCATCAAGATCGAAGGCACAGTAGTAGCAACCCATAGGCTCATAGCAGTAGGCACAGCTGTGCTCAAACATGATCTCATTGCAACACATCATTAAGACTGAGTTTTCGCTTTCCTTGTAATGTATTGACATTACTTATCCTTTCCCCAACCAGTACCCTTGAAGATAGCTGGCGTTGCTGTAAATACCCTTATCATGGGAGTTGAGCAGTGCAGCACTGGGTTAGCAGCTGCGCTCATTGAATGTTCTAACTCTTGTGTTTGTCCACAAACTATGCATTCATAATCATAACGAGGCATTGTGATCCTTACACTTAGTACAGTAATCGTCATTTAATAACCAAGTGCCACAGCCTTGGCAACGGCTTGGCTCTTGAAACCATTCTGAGTAATCAACTTTATTGAGTAGCTGGATCAGGTCTGAGAATCTGAGCATCGCCCCATATTCCCCGGCATCTTCGCCTTGCCCATTAAATCTCATAACCACAACACTCAGCTTCCCATCTGAACGTTTGCGGGTCTGATCCAGCCACGCCTTCGGCTGAAAGGCAGATCTTGCTTTCACTTCGATGTCGAACGGAACACCTGTGATATCACTGCCTTGTCTGCCTGCCCCAGCACTGTCTGCATATGGAAACCACTTTTGGAGGAACTCAGCGACGACTTTCTGAGTGCGATAACCACGATGCTTACGATGCTGGGAAGCCATTAGCTATAACCAGATCGGTGGGCATTGTTCTGCCCGATTCTTAGATGGGCATGTGTACCCTTCATAAGGCTTGCCAGTCTTAGCTGATACGCCTGTCTTATGAATCATGAAATCATGCTGGCACTTTGGTGCTTGAGGTACTTCTTTGGCATTCATCTCCTCTGTTAGCAGATTAATTGCTGAGATCAAAGATGGCGCACCTTGCACTGGCATTGAGTTCATATCATCTTTAGGATCAGCAATAGTCCAAGCATCCTTTACTGGCTCTGGATACTTCTCCTTTAAGATGACGGGCTTTGAGGATACTTTAACCATTTCTTCTCTGGAAGGCCGTCTGCCTTTAGTAGCATAACCTGCATTCGCAAGTGCTCGGCCGATCGCTGAAGTCTCGCAGTTTTCAAGTGCACTAGTGGCATTAACGCCGCGATCAGAATCCTTTTCTTCAGCAAACCCAGTCGAGTATGCGACTTGGTCGAGATAAGTGCGGTAGAGATAGGCTTTAACAACATATCTATGAGCTTCACAAACTTCCAGTTCCGTTGAAATACGTCCATCAGGATTTTCCTTCCACCATTTTTCCAATCGACTTTCGACTGTTTCGTAATCAGCTAGGTTAAACGCCATGATCGATCTCCTCTTGCTTTACTAGAAACTCGGCTTGCTCAGTTAAAGGCCAATGAGATCCATCTGGCCATATTGACACCCAGACAGCACAAGGCTGGCAATAATGTCGGTTGATTCCTTTAGACTTTGCGTGCTGACTAACAACAGTCCAGATAGCAAATGTCTTACCTTTGCCATTAGGGTGATCTTGACCCCAACGCATCTTGCAGTAGTCACACCACTGCCCTGGCTTAGCTTTAGTAACTGTCAAGGTCTGACCAATCAGTTGATGTAATAGAGCCAGCGATTGCAGAGTAGCTACAGATGTCCTTGTAACTGTCTGGGTGGTTTGCCGTAGTTTTAATTCGCGAGATCTTGGTGAGGATGAGACAGATTGCGACTTCGTGAGGCTCGATGTTTTTGTCAAGATACACACTCCAGAGTCTTGCGATTTGAATGTGATTGAGAGTTGAGTCGCCGTACTCACTGCCTCGTTCGACGAGGAGTTGCTTGGCTTCATCGAGGATTTCACTGGCCTTCACTCTGACCAGAATGTGTGTCGGGCAACTGAGCGACCCAGTGCGTAACCTTCTTCTTTGCCTTCTTTGTATCCCAAGCCGTAACCAGCTGCGATACCGACTACTAAGAATGCTCCCATTATGAGAGTTAAATAAAGATCTAAATTCATTATGCTACAACCTTTCTTGGATGATCCAAGTTAAATTGCAACCATTGTGTATATTCCATAGCACTCTTATATTCGTTGCACTTGATGCAGTGAGTACCGTTGCTCATTTCTGTGTCACATAAAACGCACATATAAACTGTAGTCATTTTAGCCCTTTCCTTCAGTGACTTTCACTGATAAGGCGAATGTACAGGTTGCCTAGGACTAAGCAAACATCTTTTGATAACGAAATGGTAACAATTCCGCATCATCCATATGGTTGTCGATGTCTCGCCTAAGCGGATTATCGAGATCGTCCATACCTGCGACCGTTAAAGGCAAAAGTGCCATCCTTTTCTATGTGAATTATTGACACCTGGACACCTTTAGCATCTTCTTCTAAGACCAAAAACGCCTGTTGCCAGTTCATTGTGCCCTTGGTATAGGCAGCCTTGCGAATGTCCATTAGGTGACCACCTTCGAAGCCACGCAGAATACGCCCTAATTTGCCCCCAGAAGCCTCTGTGAAGGCCGATTGGCCTGCCCTATGTGTGTGTCCACATATCACGCTTAAGCCATGCCTACGGGCTGCTTCTAGGGCTGTGAGGCCAGGCGTAGGTTTAATAGCCTGTTCATCTCCATGGACTGCCACATAACCTTTAGCAATAGGAAACGGCTTCTTATGATAAGAGATGCCCAGCTCATCGAGCTTCATAAACTTTTCAAAGCGTAGCTCTGGCAAAGATAGAAAGGCTGGGATCTTATTCATGATCACGTTGTAAAGTCGATCAGTGTGATTAGACCTGATCATGTGAGCTTCTTTAACATGCTGGGTCAGTTCCCAAAGAACATCAACCGCCATGTCTCGATCACTAGCTAGGGTTTGCTCGTACCAACCTGGCTTGTTTTCCGTCCATCGGCTGATTTGTGGGAGATCGATTTCATCTCCGAGAGTAACCACAGCATCAGGGCGAATCGTCTTAATAAAACTCGAAACATTTTTAACTGCTACTTCGTCGTGATAAGGCACCTGTAAGTCTGGTATTACGACGGTTCTTTTCATTAATCCTCGTCATCGTCAGGATAAAAGTCCGGCATATTGCTGGGATTATCGTTGATGCGTTTAGGGAGAATCCACTCAGGATATGAGAACGGATCCATAATCATAGATAGGCAGATATCAACTGGAAAGCCAGCCTTGCGCAAAGCTTTGTAATACTCATTAAGACCAATACAGTAAGCCTCTAATGGAGTGTAAGAGTCATCCACTATTGACTTAGTACGAGCTTTGCGAGGCGCGGCCATGCTTTATTCTACCGTTCTAAAAGTATGTTGTAAATCTCATCGACTCGCGTGTTGAGTCGTTTGATCTCGCTCAACAAGTGTGTGATCACATAACCAGCCAATCCACCTATCGTTACAAGCGTGGCAATATAAAGCTGAAAGAATTCTGCTTGTGTCATTTTCTTCCGAGTTCATCTTTTGGATCTAAGTATCTCAAGACTGGTGGGATGATAGATGCCACGCCAGCAGCGATTAGTGCCTTTGGTTCAGTAACTCCAGCTGCGTACATTGAGATAATAGCAACCAAAAATGCTCTGCCCCATGAGCCTAATGCGTTTTGTAGATCTTTCACTTTGATCCCCCGATCATAGGTATTTGAAGAAACTCACCATTAAGGTCAGCTTCTTTCGTAAAGCTGATATGGCAGTGTTTAACATGTTTGTTAATCCCTGTGTATTTGCGCCACTTCCACTTAAGTAATGGACTGGCGATTTTGCCGTCAAAGATGATGTAGCTGATGCGCTTTGAAGTATCAGACTTTGCAAAGAGACGAATCTGATCCGCAAGATCTGGCATAAGGTCAGGTTTAGCTTTACCCGATAAATCTCTATCGACATCGATGGCACGAACCCAGCCGCTAGCATCTGGATTATGATCTGACTTACGCGCAGAGTGTCGTGTGTCGCCGATCCAACCATCAGAAGTTCTATCTCGATCTCCGAATGTGTCGTCAATCTGTTCCCTTAGCTGGATCGCAGACTTACTTAGACGGGGCTTCATTTGCCGCTAATTGCGCTTCGTAAGTCGATTTGAGCATTGAGGTAAATTCGCCATTACCTCGGTCGATAATTGCGTGAGTTTCTACTCCGCCTAAAGTTTCTACTTCTACGAAAGTTACTTTATCCATGTCATCTCCTAAAGTTCTGCCGAAAAGGCAAGGTATCCAGCTGTTGATGTAGCTGTAATTTGATAAGGTCTAAACTGTGTCAAACCCGTTGAAACGCATGAGATGCACCCATATTCTTTACCAGAAGCAGCAGTAGTCAAAGTTACCGCTGATATTGCTGTAACTGTAACCCCATCAAAAACTTGTAAACCTGAGAAATCTACCGCATCTGGAACACGTCGCATAGAAGTTTTAAGAGGAATTATTGATTGTATGTCAGTCGTAGTCACCGCGCTTCCAAAACCTAATCTTTCCGATGAATTACTACCGCCAGCTCTAAAATAATACCGCTGGCATAACGCCAATTCTCCACCGATTGAACCGCTAGCAGTTTGAAAAGGTGAAGCAGTTGAGCCGGGTTCAACTTGTACGCCCCATAGATCTAAAGTCCAACCTTCTGTTGAAGCCGATGCACCCTGTCCAAACCCAAAACCAATATTGTCATCGTTATTTGTACCTATGGTTTTTCCTGATATTGAAGGCACTGTGCCAGTTAGCGTATAACGAGTCCAGTTAGCTGTTAAGACAAAGCTGCCAAAGTTTTGAATAACAGCAGCTGATGGTGATCCACCACTACCAAAAGATTGAACCATAGTTACATTTAAACTGCCCAAAGTCGCTGGATTTGTACCTTTAGCCCAAAAAGAAACGGTAACAATTTGGTTAGCAAAAGTTCTAACACTTTCCATTCTTTGTTCTAACCTACAATAATCATTACCGACGGTTGCTACTACTTTGGCAAAGTTTTTGGCTTCATAACCAGCTACGGGTGCCGTACCTAGTGTGAAAGTTTCAGCTGAATAAGTAGCAGTAGCGCCAGAAAGAAGTAAATTCCATCTATCAAAACCATATCCACTAGCAGTTGTGCTAGTAAATGCTCTTTGATTTATATTGAAGTCACCGTTAATAATCTTATTTTTTCCAGCTGCGTATTGGGCAGACTCTAAGAGGTTTAGAGCACCGCCGACATCGTTCATGTTTGTCGCGGTAAGGACATCGCCAGTGGCGTAGTTCACCTTACTTGGAAATGTTGCCATCTTTACTCCTTAGTATGAAAGTGTGTTAGTGCCTAGTATCCCATAATTTGTTCCAAGAATGAACGATTCGATGATGGGTTCTAGGGTGGTTAATGTGGTCTTCCAAGAGCTTGGCCTTATGTCATGAGATATGCCAAACACCTGCAAAGTCTTAGTTAGGGTAGATGACCCTGGCTGCGTAGTTGTAACTGTCACTGGGTCAAAGTAATCAAGATCCAAGGCAGCTGTAATTCCAGCATCATAATTGTCAGTGTAAAGGTCTAGGGTTACAGCATCGCATCGAATTGATGTTTCTTGCCTAGAAGCCACATAAGCCAAAGCATTGTTTAGAGCTTCAGCATCAGTCTCCATCATAAGGTTCTGCTCGTTATACGAGTGTAGAAAATACTTATCGATCGAGTCCTGATTGAACGCTATTTGTGGAGTGCCACCGACTCGGCTAACAGTAGCTTTGTTAAATACCAGAGTGTCGTCTAAACGCCAAAGGGCATTGTTGTATGAGATGCCAGTGCCATCATCATTGAATACTACGGGAGTGCCAGCCACGCTTGATGAGGTAAGTTCGCGGTCTTGGAAGGTGAAATTGCCCAGAGCATCCATGTATAAAGCACCGTACTCGGTACTCTCGATTGTTTGTAGAGCTGCTAACGCAGTACGAGCATTGCCGGGGTCTGCTTGGACTGTCGTCAGGCCGACATCTATGTCGCGTTGCTGAGAAGGCCAGCCGATTTGATCAAGGATCTTACCAATTCTTGTGCCTGATGTCTGTCCAGCAGTAGCACTGGCCACTGTGCTGATCTGAGCATTGCTGGCCAATCTAAAGCCATCAACTGCTTGCACCGTAGTGTAAACGATTTCACCGACATCTCTAGGAGTAGTGGTCTCATAACTGGTTATATAGCCAGAAAAGATAGGGTAAGTGGTTGCGCCATAACTAGCTGAGATAACAACCTTACGCATAGGGGTTAGCAAGTTGTAATAAGGACTTGCTGGGTTCATAGGGTTAAAGTCACCATTTTGATCAATGATGCGAAGGCTCATTGAGCCAGTCTGGAAGTTATCAGCATTGGCAGATCGACCACGAGTAGTCTTTATTGAATCTACCTGGTTAGAAACATCGACTGTAACTGCTGCCGCATCTGCCAAGACATTAACGCCAAGAATACCAGCATCAAGAATCATAGGTGAGGCAAAACCAGCACCAGTTGAAAAGTTGATAATGGCGTTAATTACTGGCAAGGTCATGGCAAAGCACCTGCGATTGTCTGAGGCAGACCCTTGCGAATTGCGTTAAGCATGGCCTGATTGAAGACACCTTCAATGTTATCCATATCGATCATTCCTTCAATGTTTACAACGATTGGTGGCATTGATGGAGTGTCTTGGACGGTTGATGTGTTTGTTCCCCAACCAGCAATATTGCTTGACATGCCGTAAGGGTTAAAGATTGAAGATGAGCTGCCAGTGTAAGGCAATATAGGATGGATGTTGTTCGCGGTAACCATAGCTGCGCCAGCGGCAGCAGCACCAGCAGCAAAAGTTGAGGCAAAGGTGGCCGCATCAACAGCTAAGGCAGCAGCTTCATTGGCAGCCAAGGTAGCCATCTCAGCAGCAGTAGTTGCCGCATCGGCAAGATCAGCAACAGCTGTAACTGTGATTGGAGTTGTACCTTCTTGGAAGGGTGAATTAGGAGTCTGGGTGGCAACGATTGGCTGATTAGGATTTAGCATAGAAGAAGAAGTATTTACATTGATGCCAAGGATCTTAGAAAGAGAATCGCTAATCTCCTTAAGAGATTTAATCCATTCATCAAATGGGCTAGGCACTGGCTTGATAGCCGCAAGTGTGCCCTGAAGGGC